CTTTACTTAAATATTCAGTGTTATACTTAATATAAATTATGTACGATGTTCCTATTAAAAATAAAATAGCTGGAACATAAATTCCGTAGGCGTTATTCATAATACCATAAAATAAGTTAAGTAGCATTGCTATAAAATTTCCTAAAAGCCACATTTCATCAAGACTCGTTGTATTTTGTGAATTATATACTTTTATTATTAAAAATGAAAATGATAATAATCCTATAGCCCCAGATATAGCCATTATTGATTCATATTTTCCCATTTATATATATATATATTATTGATTATAATAATATATAGTTAATCTTGTAAATTTAATTACCAACAAATGCATTTAATCCATCAATTGTGCGTTCACTATTAAATTCTTTATGTTCACCATTTTCATCTGTTAAAATCACCGTAGGAAAACCTTCTACATTGTATTTATTTAATTCATCACCTGCTTCTTGTCTTTCTTTTTTTTGTAAAATAACTGGTCCACTATATCCAGCCACAAAAGTATCCCACACAGGTGTAAATTTATCACAATATCCACAATTATTCATATAGTAATAGGTACATGTTTTAGGATTTGAAAAATTTTCATAAGTATTATAAGAAACTACTTTATTATTCCCAATTACTAAATTATATAGAAATATAAATATAAAAACACATATTATAATTAATAAAACTCGTGTAATCGTAGACATATTTTCTAGGTATTTTTGCATATCTGATATATACGTTTGCATTATATATAATACTTAATAAAAAATATATTATAAATAAACCTAAATATTTAAATTAATATATATTAATATAGAATCGAAATGGCCTTATTAAAACAATATTTCGATTTAACTGATAAATACATAAATGAAAAGGGAGAGAAAACAATTTTATTGATGCAAGTTGGTGCTTTTTTTGAAGTATATGGGAAAAAAGATAAATCTGGTAATATTTCTGGAAGTAACATAGTTGATTATTGTAGGTTTTGTGAATTAGCACAAGCTCATAAATCTCCTGGACATATAATGGCTGGTTTTCGTGATTATATGTTAGATAAATATCTAAAAAAAATTCAACATAATGGATATACTGCTGTAGTTTATGTTCAAGATACACCTACTAGTAATACTACACGCAGTTTATTTGGAATATATTCTCCTGGTACTTATTTCTCTCATGATTCAAATGATATAACAAATAATATATCGTGTATTTGGATACAAGAAAATAAAAGTATAATTACTAAAAATAAAAATATAATATTAGGTATGTCTAATATAGATATTTATACAGGAAGATCAAATATATTTGAAACAGTTGTTGAAAATAATCATAATCCTACAACATATGATGAATTAGATAGATATTTATCATCTTATAATCCATCTGAATTAATAATTATTAGTAATTTACATGAAGATAAAATAGAAGATGTGTTGAATTTTGTTAATAATAAATCGAAAAAAACTCATATTATAAATTTAAATAAGAAAGAAGAAGAAAATGTGAAAAAGGCGTTAAAATGTGAAAAACAAATTTATATTCACGAAGTATTAAATAACTTTTTTTCATTTGAAATTGAGAAATCTCTCTTAGACAATTTATCAGATAGTGTATATGGATCTCAAAGTTTTATTTATCTGTTAGATTTTATATATGAACACAATCCTAATCTAATTTATAAAATTAAAGAACCAGAATTTGAAAATATATCAAATCGTATGATATTAGCAAACCATTCATTAAAGCAATTGAATATTATTGAAGATAATAATTATACAGGTAAATATTCATGTGTATTAAAATTTTTAAACAATTGTATCACATCAATGGGAATAAGAAGATTTAAATATAAGTTATTACATCCTATATTTGATAAAGAAAAATTACAATGTAAATATGATATGACTGAATACTTGTTACGTAATAGCGAATCATATGAATATTGGAGAAAGGACTTGCACAATATAAAGGATATAGAAAAATTAAACAGACAAATTATTTTAAAAAAAATAAATCCTCAATCTCTCTTTGTTTTATATAACAACTTATCAAAAATAAAAACTATTTATAATAAAAATAAAAAGGATATATATTTAACAGAAAAATTTGCAAAATATAAAGATGTTATTATTAACTGTGATGAAATGAGAATGTTAATAGAAAAATATTTCATAGTAGAAGAATGTGAATATATAGATAATTTAAATTTTGATAAAAATTTCATTAAACCAAATGTGAATAAAAAACTTGATGAATGTGTAGATTTATATAAAACTAGTAAAATTAAATTAGACAAAATGAGAGAATTTTTAGATAGTATTATAGGTCAAAAGGAAAAAAATAAAAAAAATGATTTTGTTAAAATACATGAAACCGATAAAATGGGGTTCAGTTTAATAACAACCAAAAGAAGAGGTCTAATATTAAAATCAGAAATAGAAAAATTAAATAAACAAGAAATAGAATTGCAACTAGATGAAAGTACATCATTCACATTTAATTTACAGATAGAATTATTTAATTCTACTGCATCTAATGTAACGATAAATAATAATGTGATAAATGAAACATGTAAATCAATAATATCATCAAAAAATAAAATGAAAGATGAAATATCTATTGTTTACTATGAATTTATCGATAAATTAAAAGAAATGAATAAACAATTTGAATTAATAATTAATTACGTTACATTATTAGATCTATTACAAAATCAATGTTATATTGCTAATAAATATACATATTGTAAACCAATTATTGGATCTGGAGAAAAATCTTATATAAAAGTAGAAAAAATGAGACACTGTTTAATAGAACATTTGAATAAAAATGAAATTTATGTAACAAATGATATTGAGTTAGGTGATACTATAAATGGTACATTATTGTATGGTACAAATGCGGTTGGAAAAACCAGTTTTATTCGGTCTATTGGTATTTGTGTTATTATGGCTCAAGCTGGTTTATATGTTCCATGTAGTAGTTTTGAATATATACCATATGAATCAATATTCACAAGAATATTAGGGAATGATAATATTTTTAAAGGACTATCTACATTTGGCGTAGAAATGAGTGAATTAAGAGTTATATTAAATATGGCGAATGAAAACAGTTTAATATTGGGGGATGAACTATGTTCCGGTACAGAATATGATTCTGCACTGAGTATTTTTGTATCAGGTTTAAATGAATTACATAAAAAAGAAAGTTCATTTATATTTGCTACACATTTGCACGAAATAGTAGATTATGATGAAATTAAAAGACTAACAAAATTAAATATGAAACATATGGTGGTAAGATATGATAGAGAAAAAGATATGTTAATATATGATAGAATTTTAAGAGATGGATGTGGTGAAAGTATGTACGGTTTAGAAGTATGTGAATCATTGCATATGCCTGATGATTTTTTACAAAATGCGAAAATGATTAGAAAAAAATATTTAAAAAAAGAAGGGGCATTATCATTGAAATCTAGTCATTTTAATAGTAATAAAATAAAAGGAATGTGTGAAGTATGTAATGACTATATGGGTGAAGAAGTACATCATTTAATGCACCAAAAAAATGCGATAAAAAACAAATTCGAACATGTACATAAAAATCATAATGGAAATTTGTTAACAGTATGTAAAGAATGTCATGATAAAATACATAGTGAAAATAAACAACACAAAAAAATAAAAACCTGTAGAGGTTTTATTGTTGAAGAAATTAATTAGTATTATAAAAATATTATAATTTATAAAATATATTTATATTATATACATAATTATGAATAAACAAGAAATTATAAATTATATCAAAGAAAATGGCCATTATATTATATTAGTTGTTGTTTTAATTATAGGATTAATGGTATTTTTTTCATTAGTAGGAATTGATTTAAATCCTGTAGTAAATAATAATTTAGAAAAAGTAGTAACTATTGAAAAATTTTCATCAAATAGTATTTGTGATTATAATAAAGATTTATCAAAATTAGAAAAGGTATGTAATTCATTATCAGATTCAAAATGTGAAAATGTAGATTGTTGTGATTTAATTAATAATAATTCAACATATACATGTAAAGCAATTGATAAAAAAGGTAATCCTATATATAATAATAATAATAAAGAAAATTTTATCACTGATCAAAATTATTATGATAATAAATGAAAGTCTAATAATAATAATAATAATAATATACAATTACAAAAAAGAAATAGAATATAACAAAAAATGCTTGAAAAAAAAAATCATAAAAACAAACTTAAAAAAATTAAAGGCACAGAGATTGATTTAATTAGACATCATCGAAATTAATTTTAATTATACTATATAAATTTTTAATATATTAATTTTAAAATTGATTTGAAAATAATCATAATATAAATATATATATATAGAAAATGATTATTCCTGTAAAATGTTTTACATGTGGTAAAGTACTTGGTAATAAATATAGATATTACCAGCGTGAAGTAGCGAAAATAAAAGCTGCGAAAAATATGGACACTGAAAAAGTTACTTATTTAACAAAAGATTTTATTGATAAAACACCTGAAGGAGAAATTTTAGATAAATTAAAATTAACTAAAATGTGTTGTAGAAGACACGTATTAACACACGTTGATATTATTTAATAATTTATATTATATTATTATATTAATATAATATAAATGAAAAAACATTCTATTCGTAAAAGAAATAATTTAAAAAAAAGATCTAGCAAATCAAAAAAAAGAGTTTATAAGAAATCACATACAAAAAAAAATTTTAAAAAAAGAAAATACGTTAAAAGAAGAAGATCTGTAAAAAGAGGAGGAGGATGTTGTGGTGGTTATCCATTAAAAGGTGGTATGGGGCCTGTAGGATATTCATGGGATGGTGGAAAACCTAGTACATGGCCTGGTGTAAAAGGAGTTGATGGTATGTCTAATCATTTTCCTGTTAGTAAATATGGTGTAAGTCCTGGTGGAGTTGATCCAGCATTACCAACCAATGGTCAAAAAGGAGGTTTTCTACAAGATCTAGTAAATTTAGGCAGATATTCTCAATATGATGGACAATCAGTAATGAACGGTTTAATGGGTGTTAAACAACCAGTTAGTCCATTACCATATAATGATCAACCTATTGATAGAGATGTTAAAATAATGACCAGTACACCCCCAGATTTAACACAATATTATATAGATGCGAATAATTATGCTGGTAAATTATAATTTTTTCTAATTATATATCATAATTAATGTTGCTTAAAAATATTCACGATGATTTTAAAAAATTATGCACTCCTGCATCATTTTATATGATAATTTCATTATTCGCATTATTCGTAATTATTATTCAAAATATAGGAAATACAAATACATTTTGTTTAGGTTCTTATTCATGTGATGTTTCAAATATTTATGCTATTTATATTAGTAAAACATTATATATATTATTTTGGACATGGGTATTAAATTTAATGTGTAAAGGTGGTTATAAAAATATAGCATGGTTTTTTGTATTACTTCCCTTTATTTTATTTTTTGTTATTTTAGGATTATATATATTAATGTAATACTTAATATATTATTATTATTATAAATTATAATATGTTAAAAAAATATACCTATGATATAATATAATGAATTCTGAAATATCGTGGAATATTATACATAAATATTTTGAAAACAACAAACAAATTTTAGTAAAACATCATTTAGATTCATATAATGAATTTTATAAATCAAATATAATACAAATTTTTAATGAAAAAAATCCAATTATCTTACAAAAAGAACAAAATCCACTTACTCAAGAATTTAAAAATAGATGCGAAATATACATTGGGGGACTCGATGGTAGTAAGATATATTTTGGTAAACCAATAATTTACGACGATGACCGAGAACATTTTATGTATCCGAATGATGCTAGATTAAGAAATATGACTTATGGTATGTCTATACATTATGATATAGAAGTTTTATTCAAAATTAGAGGTGAAAACGATGAATTAAAAGAAACTACTAGAAAATATGAAAAAATATTTTTAGGCAATTTTCCAATAATGATTCAGTCAGATTTTTGTATATTAAAATCATTGGACAGAAATGTTAGATATAATATGGGAGAATGTAAAAATGATTATGGGGGTTATTTTATTATAGATGGTAAAGAAAAGGTAATAGTATCACAAGAAAAATTTGCAGATAATATGTTATATATTCGTGATAATTACAACGACGTATATAGTCATGGCGCAGATATGAAAACTGTTTCAGAAGATGCTTCTAAACCAGCACGCACATTATCTGTTAGAATACTTGCACCATCACCAACATATACAAACAACCAAATAGTGGTATCTATACCAAATGTTAGAAAACCAATACCTTTATTTATTTTAATGCGTGCCTTAGGTGTATTGTCTGATAAAGAAATTATAAGTTATTGTTTATTAGATTTAGAAAAAAATAAAAATATGGTTGATTTATTTATACCTTCTATTCATGATGCTTCATATATATTCACACAGAAAGAAGCGTTAGAATATATAAAATCATTTTTAAAGACAAAAACAATATCAAATGTTCATAATATATTAATAAATTTTTTTTTACCACATATTGGAGAATTAAATTATCAGAAAAAGGCTTTTACTATTGGAAATATTGTCTATAAATTATTATTAGTATTTTTAAAAATAGAAAAACCAACAGACAGAGATAGTTTTAAATATAAAAGAATAGATGTTCCTGGTAAAATGATATATGATTTATTTAACGAATATTATACATTGCAACAAACAAATTTAAGATTGATGATTGATAAACAATATACATATAAAAAATCAATATATGAAAATAATTTTATAGATATAATTGAATTAAATCAACAGGATTTTTTCAAAGAAAGAATTTTAGAAGATGGATTTAAAAAAGCTTTTAAAGGAAATTGGGGTGCAACTGAACATACAAAAAAATTAGGAGCATTACAAGGGTTGAATCGCTTATCATATAATGCATATATTTCACATTTAAGAAAATTAAATTTACCTATGGATGCTAGTGCGAAAATTGTTAAGCCTAGACTATTACATGGATCACAATGGGGAATTATTGACCCACTTGATACACCTGATGGAGGAAATGTTGGATTACATAAACATCTAGCAATATCAGCTTATATAACAAGTACATGTTCTAAAGAACCTTTAAAAAAATGGTTACGTTCAAATGGTAAAATTCGTTTATTAGAAGAATGCGATTTTAAATTAATTTATTCATCAACCAAAATTTTTGTAAATGGTGAATGGGTTGGTATAAATAGTGATCCGGAAGAATTAATATATACATTTAAAAAATATAGAAGAAATGGTTTAATTAATCCATTTATTAGTATTAATTGGAATATAGAATCAAATGAAATATATTTTTACACAGATTCTGGTAGATTATGTAGACCATTAATATATTATGAAAATAATAAGTTAAATATTGAACGAAAGGAAATACTTGAAAAAATAACATCATCGAATTATAACTGGGAACAATTAATAACTGGATTTGCGAAAAAAAAAATAGAATCTTATGATTATGAAAAATGCGATATGTATTCATTAGATCAATTATATGGAGTTGAAAAAATAGAAAATTTAAATGAAACCCAGGGTGTATTAGAATATTTAGATACATCTGAAACTGAATCTACTTTAATAAATATAGATTATGATAAAAAAGAAAAAAGCAATAAATATACCCATTTAGAAATTCATCCTTCATTATTACTTGGTGTAATGGGTAATCAAATTGTATTTCCTGAAAATAATCAATTACCAAGAGATTTATTTTTCTGTGGACAAGCTAAACAAGCAGTATCATTATACCACTCTAATTTTTTTTCAAGAATTGATAAAATGGGTGTTGTATTAAATTATGGTCAAAAACCCTTAGTAAAATCTAGATATTTGCAATATATTAATAATGAGGAACATCCATACGGTGAAAATGTGATAGCTGCAATTATGGTTTATGGTGGATATAATGTAGAGGATGCTATTTTAGTAAATGAAGGAGCTGTTAATAGAGGATTGTTTAGAACATCTTACTATAATATGTATGAAGCAAGAGAGACAAGTTCCAAAGTAGGTAAAAATAATATGGATTCTTATTTTTCAAATGTAGAAAGTGAATCAAATACAATTGTGGGAAAAAAACCAGGATACAATTTTAGTGACTTAGATGAATATGGGTTAATTAAAGAAAATACATTAATGGATGATACAAAGGTTGTTATTGGTAAATTAACAACAAATATAGAAAATCCAGATGTTTTAATTGATTCATCTATTTATCCCAAGAAAGGTCAATTAGGTTATGTTGATAAGGCATTTATTACCGAAGATGAAGAAGGGTTTCGTTTAGCTAAAATTAGAATTCGTGAAGATAGAGTACCTGCAATTGGGGACAAATTTTGTTCAAGATGCGGTCAAAAAGGAACTATTGGTTTAATAATACCAGAACACGATATGCCTTTTACAGAAGATGGTATCAGACCGGATATTATTATAAATCCACATGCATTACCTTCACGTATGACTATAGGTCAGTTAGTGGAAACATTAATGGGTAAAGCTTGTGTTAATGTTGGTGCTTTTGGTGATTGTACCGCTTTTGTGAATAAAGGTTCAAAACACAAAGCGTTTGGTAACGTTTTAACTAAAAATGGTTTTAATTCTACTGGTAATCAATTATTATATAATGGTATGACTGGACAACAATTAGAAAGTGAAATATTTATAGGACCTACCTATTATATGCGTTTAAAACACATGGTAAAGGATAAAATTAATTATCGT